TTATCCGGCCACCACGCGTACGTGGTTGACCAGGGCGTTCTTCTCTGCGTAGCGCAGGACTGTGTTGTAGGCAGTGATCCAGTCCGTAAAGACTTTGTCGTGCTGCCTCCACATCATGTCGTCTATCGGCTGCATCTGCACCCTGAAGTGTTTAGCTTCTAGAAGCAGGTGCCGATAGAAATACGGGACATCCTGAGTCACGCCGTCATCATTGGGAACGCCGATGAGTACAGCGTCACCGAGGATCGGAGCTGCTGAACGGTAGCGGGTGAGCCCGACCCACAAGATCAGGGATGCTCGCCGGTTGACCGGCACATCCATGAGCACGCCCTCTTCATTGACGAAGATGGTTGCTTCGGGCCGTTCAATGGTCATCGGTTCGATCAATCCACCGACGGCTTCTTGAAGGGGCCTGAGCCCGTCCAGCTGTTTCAACTCAAGCGGCTTGTCCATGTCTACTGGGATCAAGATTCCAAGAGGCACTGCACTCACTTCCTTATCGTGGAGGTTCAGTGCAGCCCGTTGGCTGCACAGTCACGTCTGCGATTTAGAAGATGGGACTTCCCCCGGTGAGGTACTCATCGATGAGCTTGCGGGCTTCCTGGAAGCCAACGGCGAATTCTGCCTTGTAGCCACGGTCCCTGAGTCGTTGCAACATAATGGCTTGTTCTTCTAGATGCTCGTCCTTGCGGAGTGTGCCGTCCTGCTTGTAGATGACGGTGCCTTCGCGCTTCAGTTCCATGTACAGTCCTGGGTAATCGCCGTAGAGGACGTGCGCAGGCTCGGCAATCTGAATGTCTGGCCAAGCCCGACTTGCCTGAAGCTTCTTGTGAAGAACTGCCTGGGGCATCGATAACTTGAGGCCGGCTGCAAAGTCAGTGCGAAAGAGAGCGCGGGGGTATCGGACTTTGAGATACTCCGCTACTTGTTGGTGGAGCATTGCCTCAGAGTTGAACTTGATTGGTCTACGCTGTCTCATCACCGCCCTCAGATGGACCTTGTTGCACGGCCCTGATCCCAAGAATGCGTTTTATGTCCGCCACACGTCCTTCGGCCCGTTCCAGCTCTTGCTGGAGCCAGTGGACATCGCGCACGTTCTCAAGCTTGGGGAGTGGCAGGTAGATGACCTCGGCTTTACGCATCCATTTGGTACTCGTTTAGGGTTATTTCTCTAGCCTGGTCCCATCGCTGTGTTTCATCGCAGACACACAGCCACAGGACGAGGCTCATCTCCGTTGGGTTGGCGTCTAAGGACACCTCGGGGTTTCTAGCTGCCACCATGACCGCACCGGCAGTAGAGATGAGCGATGTTCGAGTGGAGAGGTTGCCGCTGGTTGCACCCAGATCGGTCTGACACGTTGGTCCTAAGAGAACTTAGACGGGCAACTCTTCTAACTCTGTTTCTTCTTCGCTTTGATACGAGCCTCAGATGCCTGATAGCGATCATCTGACTCTTGGCGCTCGTAGTAGATTCTGATTCGTTCTAAACTGTTCATCCTCTGCCCGTTATTATGACGATTCGTTCTGATTATTCAAGTCAGTTTTTCGGATCAAATAGACGTTGCCTTCGTCGTCGCATCCAACTGACTCGATGTCACGCAGGGATAGGCGCTTCATTGTCTCCAGCTTCGATGTAAGGCCGTCCGGGGTCTGGACATAGATGGCTGTCACGTCCTGACCGAAGATGTGCTGTTGGCAGAACTCGACTGCTTCACGTACTTCAACGGGATCGAAGAGGTTGATGCGACCGAGGATGGCGTGTACGGGCTGGCCACCATGTTCTAGGAGCTCTCTCAGCTGGTCGTTCAAATTGTCATGGCTCTCGGGGAGGCGTTCGCTCATCTATGATCTCCTTCCGTTTCTTTTGCTTGGGCTTGAAGTTCGGCTTTTTTCCAGTCAACGTGACTATGGATTGTTGATTTGTTTGACGCCTTGAATCCACAGTTGCATTTATACCCAACCTCAAAGCCGTTTGCGTCACGTCCAAATCCACCAGCGTACCAATGTCCTTTATTGCGCTCATCTATCCTCGCTTGATTGCACTGCTGGGCGATATACTCTTCAAGCTCCCTGCGTGTGCTGTTGGTCAAGTATTCATCGCAGAGTATTTTGTCCAGTTCGCTTTTATCTGTATTACTCATCACTCGCCTCTCTTTCTGGCCTACCTGCCTTAATGATTCGATCCGCGGTGCTGAACACGCTCCGGATGCTCTTCTCGTCTGGCTGCTCACCTCGGAGCCAGGTCTGGATGTAGTGCCGGCTCTCGTCGGCATCAAACTGATCGCTCGCACCGAGCTCGTTCATGATCAGGTAGGCAGAGCCCTCAGCTTCGAACTCGTACAGGCCACGGTGAAGTGAGTACTCCTGAAGCCGTTCTTCGGTGGTGTGTCCGTGAACGATATGGCTCAGCTCGTGCTGCATTGTCTTGAATGGATAGGCAGCCACAGGATTGACGGCGAACTCACGTGCACGGCTATAGCCTTGGGCGTTGCCATCCATCGTCTCGAACGCAGTCTCCTGGATAGCCAGGGCACCCAGAGCGCGTTCTTTGCTCCACGTAGGCGGCTCGTACTCCGGTAGATCCTCGCCTTCAGTGTCTGAGACACCGAACATGCAGTTGACCAACCTAAAGCCAGAGAGCCGCTTCTCTTCGTCACCGTTGTCTTTGGTTTCCTTGCGGAACATAGGGACGTAGATCGCTTTGGCCTTGCTGCCCTTCTTGACCTGCCGGTCTAGCGCTAGCCAACCCTTGTACGTCTCCTGGGGCTCGATGATGCGACTCTGCATCATGAGAAGCGCCTGATTACCCAAGCTCAGTGTGCGGAAGCGTGAGTACGTCTGTCCGCTCTCGCCGGGGAGGGTAAGTGCGGTCTCTAACAGCTCAGACCATTCGGGGTGAGTTGTCAGTCGTTCACCCACGGCTCATGCCCTCCACGATCTGGCTGTGCAAGAGTGCGATGTCCGCGATAGCCAGGTTCAGTGTTCGGTACTTGCCTTGCTTCACGTCCAGGAAGACGCTGTAGACCCGCTCTTCAAACGACAGCTCTTGAATCTCCCGATACTCAGCTGCATCCTCGGCTGCGGGTGATGACTGGTAGAAGTCAGGGATTTCTGGACGATTGAGCTTTGGGGGATTAGGGCGAAGACCTTTGTCGTATGCGTCCCACTCTTTAGCAATGCGGATAGCGCTGGCAGTCATACCGCCGACGACACCGCGATCTGGGTAGGTGCGGCTGAGTGCTGACTCCAAGCACTGAGGCTGGATGACGCAGCGTGCACAGATGGCCTTGGCTGTCTTAGCTAGGAAGGGGTCTGTGTGGGCGTTCGCTTCGAAGTACTTCTCTGCGATCCCTGGAGCGAGCTCAGTGCAGGCTCCGCCTGTGAGGTCGGGATACTTATCAAGACTCATCACCGGCCTCTTGCGTAAACACCTCAACGGTCTCGTGGCCGTAGTCCTGCGACCATCGCCAAGCGAGTCCGCCGAGTGCGAGACGCCGGTTCAGCTCCACTGCTTCGTCGTCATAGTCGAAGTCTGGTGCCTTGTTGATTCGATCAATCAGCTCATCGTCAGTGAGGTGCTGGAACTTCTCTTCAATCTGTTTGGATAGTCGTTCTTTCATGCTGCTTTTTCCTGGTCATCCCTGTGACCCTTATATGTAAATCTCCAAAGCCCATCCTTGATGTGTTCAGACACGATCTCGTATCCTTCATGGCGTAGGTCGTGAATCCTGGCTCCGTACCTGAAACAGATCCGGTTCAGCTCACGGTTGGTGGCGCTGCCTTTGGTCTTGAGTAATTTCAGGAGGCGGGATGTCTGGGTAAGTGACTCAGACATCCCAGCCACACCTTCCTGGCGCACCGTTGCACGGCCAGTTGGCCTGCTGTCGTGGGCACTTACCGATCAGGTGAAGGAAGCGCCTAAACATTGCGAGGCTCCAGCAGTTCGGGGTTCTCGTAGATGTTGCCAACGACTTCGCTGTCGGTCATGCGTGAGTAGCGATTATCAGCTTCGCAAAAGTCGGTCGTGAAAGTGCCGAAGAAGAAGTTGACTGGCGCTACTCGCTGTTGCGACTTATCCCAGCCGTCAAGCAAGACGTCCCCTTCATAGATCTCCACACCGTTCTTGTCTTTGAGGCCGGTGTATTGACCAACAGTTTCTGGTCTCACGCTTCTCGCAATGGTGTCGCCATCTTCGTCTGAGTAGCGGATGTAGCAAAGAGGGTCGTCTGTTTTCCCTTTCAATAGGTCGCCGCATCGCCACTCGCTACCGTTTTGCGCTCTGAACTTTATCTCTCTCATTCTGTTGTTCCTTGACGGCCTAACCGTCCTTACGTTGTCTGACTGTGGATAACTCACTGTCCTGGCGTCCTTACCCGAACATTTGACGAATCAACCGGTTTGGTTGCCTGATAACGAGCGACACAATGATCTGCCCGTACTTGCAATACTTTTGGTGCTCTTGATTTTCTGCACCGTGATGGTTCGCTATGTTTTTCGGCGTCTGACCCCTGTTGGCTGCGTCGATTTATACGTCACACAATCTCCATTGCAGGGAGCACACCATCGCGAACTAGCGTTCTACGACTGGCTCGAAGTCTTTAGCCTCAAAACCGAATGTCCAGGCCCTCGCCTCGCGCGCCGTCATTGTTGCAGGCGGAACGCGTAGAAAATACTGTCGTTCGGTCGATGGATCTTTGACGTGGACAAGAACGATATCTTCATCGTTTTCCTGTTTGATCCGTAGCAAACGACCGTCAGTTGATTCATCAAGCAGTTCTGCGCGATCAATAATCTTGTCGTAACCAATGAGCTCTATGACGGCACGCCGGATCTCAGCATTCGGCAAGCTCAAGACAGCTTCGGCGTTTACGGTGCTGCCCTGGAGAACGTCGAAAAGCGTGTCAGTGACCTCGATCAGCTCCGTGACGGTCGGCTCGACTTCCGAGTAGTTACCCTCCTTTAGCACGATGGACTCGGTAAGGGGCCACTGCTTGTCTGCGGTTGGCGCTTCAGGTCCGTTGCAGGAGCAGCCTCCTTGTTCACAAGTAATTAGCTGCCCGTCACGGTTGACACCTATGTCCATCTGACCCCAGTCATAGCCACTATCGCCGTTGCTACTAGCAATCCAGAATTCGTCGCCAATGGAACCTGTGTTCAGCTCGGAAAATTTCTTGCTGATAGTTCGCAGTTTCTCCCGGGTCTCTATAGGAACTGAGATGAGCTTAGTCTCTGACATATACGATCCTTTCTGGCGTGTACTCACGCTGCCTTACTACTGCATAGAATCCCTTCGGCAGTTCGATGACTCCGTGTTCCTCGTGATCGAGGTTTGCTTTGGTGTTTACTTCGAAATATCCCATGCCTTGCTCGACCGAGTCATTCGATCGATAAAGCGTGAAGTCGCCAATCAGTTTGTGATTGTGCCCAGTTGCTTCACCGCGAAGCAGGGTTACTTCGTTGTCGTCCACGAACTGTTTAACCAGTCGTAGATTGGGGCGAATTGTCGTGTGGACGAGCAAATCGCCATGTCTATACATCTTCATTTAGACATCCTTTCGTTTATAATCGTTCTTATATATGCCAAGACGCCACTACGATCTCGATGAAGTCTGCGCCCTTGCCGAAGCCGGCAAGACTGCTAGTGAGATCGTGGAAGAGCTTGGGCTTAGTGTGGGGGAGCGAGCGGTCCAGAAGGCCGTGAATAAATTCCTCGGTCCTCGTCCGCAACGGGCTCCCGCAATGTCTGGTGATCGTCTGCGCCGACGTGTGGTGGCCTATATGATCGCCAATGGCCTGGATGAGCACTACTGCTATGAATGCGAGAAGTGGTCCGTGCGGCCTTGCTCTATACGGGAGCTGAAGCAGGACGACGAATTAGGATCGTTAGTCTTTGTCTGTCGTCACTGCGTTCGCCCCGGCGATGTTTAGGCGGCGCGTTTTCTGCCGTGGGTACGTCTCTTGAATTGTTTGTACTCAGTGATGACGTCTTCGACGTTCACTGTCTGCTCATCTCCGTCTGAATTTATGCAGGTCATTATCGGCATAGCGCTGCTGGCTGTGAGCTTCAGCCCATGCTCCAGGGTGTACCACTTGATCGCTTTCAATGTTGCTGACGACAAAGCACCAGCCTTTGTGCGTAGCTTGTTCATATCGAGCCCTGGAGTGTGCACCTCGCCGAATAGATCGATCGCTTCTGCACTCATTAGACTTCCGCGATCACTTTCCTGCGTCGGCTCCTACGCCCGCCCTTGGCACCTGCAATACGAGCGAGCTCGGGGTTGGCCGCGAAGCCGCCAGTTCGACCGACGCGTCCACCCTTCCTTCCAATTTTTGAATAGAAGTGCGGATCTCTAGCCAGGTTCTTGGCAGCAGCTTTCTGACCGCCGATCATAGTGCCGGCCATTATCGGACCCACCAGCGCTTAGATCGCTGCTTCTTAGCCATCTGGTCGATGCGTTGAGACAGCGTGTTGATCCATCGGTTCATGCCACGCCACTCTTCAAGCGTGACGATTTTGATTTCAGGATTCTCGTCACGGTGGATCTGGTTCAGCGGGCTCTGCACTACGGCGTCTAGTTTTGCTTCGGCAAGAGACTTTGAAGCGTTGCGGACTGACTCTCCGAGAGAGATACCTGTCGTTCGACGCTTATTCTTCTCAAGCTTCATGGCCTCATACTTTGGCCAGGTCTTGGCCACCTTGATCTTTCGAACCGTCTCGTAGCTGACCCCATGAGCTTTTGCAACCTGAGACACCGGCTGCTCCAGTTTCAGGTCATGGTTGATCGTGTGGAACTTGAACTTTGTTATGTGTGTTCGGCTAGACATTATCGGTTCTCCGAGGTCTCAGTGACCTCATTAGTTGGTTCTGGTGCGGCGTAGTAGTCCGCTGGGAGCTTCTCTTCACCGCTTTCGACACGGGTGAGCGTTTGAGCCAGGACGGCGAGGTCCGCAGGCTTACAACTCTTTAGGAATGGTCTACCCGTTTGCGCCCTAATCAGTAGGCGTATTGTGGCGTCGTCCTTGAGCTTCAAATCCTGTAGACGCTTGGCGATGGCTTCCATCGTTATGGCAGGCTCATCATCTTCGATCTCGATTGTCGTAGCTGTCTCAGCTGCCTGACGGGCTTTGATAGCTGCTGCACGTCCCGCAAATATCTTGTCCAGGTCATTCAACGCCAGGACGGCTTGATCATCGGTCCGGAGACTGCGGAGCTTCTTCTCGACTTCGTCCTCTGGGAACTTGAGACTCTTGCATAGTGCTGCGATCTCATTCAGGTTTTCCTGAGTTGGTGGCGGTAGGTGATTGCTCGCCTTATTGCCATCGTCGTCCTCATCTTTAGCAGAGAGGCCAAGAATGGCCATGACGGTCTGTCTGCGGGTATAGGTCAACGCTGACCCCAGTCCCTGCGGATCTTGCTTTGTCAGCAGAAGCTTTATGTCGCTCTGCATGGACTTGCCATCTTCGTGAGTAAGGATCGTGTGGAGGAAGTGCTCTGTCCCTACGGTCATTGGCCACTGCATAAGAGACAGCTTCTGATTCGTGAGAAGGGGGAGAGCTGTGTCCATGACCTCATCTAAGGGGGCATAGGTGTTCTTGAAGTGATCGTTCTTCGCTGACTTGCCCATGGCGCGTACTTCGGCTTGGAGGGCTACCAGGGCCTTCGCGATGCTGGCCGGTACCTCCATTGCTGTGGAAGCCACTGGAGCTGTTTCAGTTACCGGGTCTGCCATAAAGCTAGTCCTTTGAGCAGGCTGATACCTGATCGCTTAGGTGGAGTGCTGAAGTCTCTGCGCTTTGGGGTGAACAGGCTATTGATTGCTGTTTCCCGCTGGCGGATGAGCTGACTAAATGAAGTCGAAGTTTTCCGTGTAGACCGGATGCTTAGGCGTCTTGATACCGTCGAGGTGTTTCTTGTCATGGCGTGGTGCCTCCTTTTTTAGTTTGTAGTACTCCTTCCGTACGAAGTCGTTGTGCTGCAGTATCGACGTTGCGAACATGCTGCTATGCGATGGTTTGAAGCCATACTCTTTTAGATGGTGCTCCTGGTAGCGACGCATCGCTTGCAAGAGCAGTGGGTCGAATCGCTGTACCGACTGCTGCGGATAGGTGCCGTGCACCTGTCGCCGCGAAGGGTACGGGCTCGGTTGTTTAGGTTTCTGCATGTGTATGCCTTTCTGTTTAGTTTGTTCTCTCCTATGTGAAGTTGCTTGCTGATTGTCAATGCACGCTCAAACGTTTGTATGTCGCTTTTGCTGTGTCCCATTATGAACGAACAGACCTATTTGTAAATACAAAAGCTGACGTGGAAACAACAACGCTTGCTGTGGAAAAGCGGAAGCCAAACTGACGTGTTCTTCGATGTGGTGCTGGGCAGGGCTCCGCTACACGCCTGGCAGGCCCAGAAGCCCCGGAAATACTGGGATCGACGCGCATACTGCTCTGCTCTATACTGCGAGCATGCGCATGACCGACCGCGACGCCGCCATCATTCGTTCTGTCGACCAATTCGGACAGCTTGCTGCTGGTCATGTAAGGCATCTACATTTTCACAACAATCTCAGCAGAACATCGACTGATCGTGTTCTGAGTAGATTAGTGAGCCAGCGTCTCCTGGCACGTGTAGAGCGCCGGCTCGTGGGTGGTGACAGGGGTGGCTCGGGTCAGTACGTCTACCAAGTTGGATTGGTTGGCTGGGATTTCCTTGGTAAGCGTGGCAAATACTCACCGCCGCACCGGACTGTGAAGCACCACCACTTAGAGATAGCTGATGCCTTCGTGGAAGTACTGACAGAGGAACGCTCTGGCCGGTTGAAGCTGCTCAACTATCTGACAGAGCCAAATACGCACACCACCTTGGGCGGCATCACCGTGCGGCCTGACCTCTTTATCGACGTGGAGTTCGTCGGCCAGGGTGAAGCTGCAAGCTATTGGATTGAAGTGGACCGTGGTTTTGAGAGCCTCAGCACCATCTCTGAGATGGTCCACAGATATGTGAAAGCGCATAACAACAGCACTAGCAGCGACTTTGAGAGCTTCCCATTAGTTTGGTTCCTAGTTCCCGATGAACAGCGTCAACGGAACATAGAGGGCGTCATACGACGCGAGGTGGCTACAAGCTCAGATATGTTTGCCGTTCATCTTGCTGAGGGCTTCGCAGAGAAGATTTCGTAGACCTAGCACCCAACTCAAACAAGAAAAGCCGCCCTGGTAGAGAGGGCGGCTTTAGTAGTGGTTTGTAGTGGGAAACTACAGAAGGTACGAGACTGACTGCCATGGGTAACAGTAATCTTGCCGTCTAGTTTAACATTATTGGTTCTGCTCGCAAAGAGGTTTAGCTCTTCACGGTGTTGTATGGCACCCATCGCTTTTGATTCTCTTTCTGCTCAGCAATGATGGCCGATTGAGGGCGAGGGAATACGTGCGCAGGTACACGGTAGGTCTTGTTCAGTAATCGACGCAGATCGTATTTGTCTTTGGTGTTGTCTGGTTGCATAGGCACAGTATGCGTTATTGAATCGCTTTTGCCTAGATGCTTATTGACTTATAAGTCCGAGCCTTCATAATGGGAGGCAGCCCGTACGCTTCTAGCGATTCGTGCGCGGTCATACAGTTAGACTAGGGATTCAAATAAAGGAAATCCCACTGTTTCCAGTGGGTGTACGCTTCTAGCTGCCCATTATTATGAGCCATTCAGTCGATTGTGTAAATACTTTTACAAGAAAATAGTTCGCAGTCTATGTTATAGACGGTGATGAGCAGTCGGCCATGATGAACAGGGTCGCTCCCTTGCCGAGGTTCATCTCATCGTTACTTCCGAGCGACGTGAAATGGGTAGTCCCCGTAACTCCTAGAGTTACCTGCTCTTCTCTGTCTATAACGCTTAAGGGTAGCTGTGAGGGATAAAACAAAAGGGCCGCTGGCAATAGTGTCCTCGCGGGTGATACCTCGTCATCCATTCCCTCCCACATACCCTCAATCAAAACTGTTGGTGCAGCCCTCACAGGCTTGGTGAACCGTGACTAAATGTTGACTCACCTGACTTACTGAGAGCTGAACTATTGAGAAGTCTCCGTTGGAACAGATCCCAACTGACAAGCCGTATGAAGATACGTGAGCATTGGCGGAGGCGTAAGAATAGCTTGTAATCGGTCCGACACTCCTGACCCCTAAGTAGTAGGGAGTGAGGGGCTAGTGGCCAACGTTGCGCCTTGGTAGGGTGCAGCATGGCTGAATACAAGGTGTTTTGGGTGAGAGACTTCGTGATAACCGACAGCGAGAACATGCTTGAGATTCCCAACGCCACAAAGGTGATCAACGATTGGTGCAATGCTGGCTACGAGCTGGTATCGATCGTTCCGGGTACGAACGCTCAAACGTATATGGGGCTGTTCATCACCCTTCGCCGACCCGACCAGTGAGTGGGAGCTTACTAACATAACGCCCCGAATAGCGGATCGTCATTGGGATCACACGGCGGTACGACCCAGTCGTTAGCCGCCATCATGTACACGCCTCCGACAACGAAGAGCACTAACGCCAAGACCGCAATCACGCTGAATGATCTCCACAACCAAGGATGCTTGTGAATCCGCCCCGCAAAGGGGATTGTGAGCATGACGACCACGTAGAGAGCGAACCCTATGTAGAAAATAGTTGGGCCAACTAGTTTTGGAGCCCCAAGGTAGCCAAAGGCGATTCCCAGGAACCCGATGGCGATCACGGCGAAGATGCCGGACATCGTGCGGCTGGCTACATCCCTCCAGAAGCTCTGGTCCTTGAACCAGATAGCCGGCCATTGCCACGCTCGCGGCTCCTTGTCGGAGCGTTCCTTGTCCTCATGAGTTCCCACGGTTTCGACACTAGCAGTCACCTGCGACAGAAGATGCTGAGTGGGTCCTCCGTGAGGCGGCGTTGTAAATAAGACATAAGCGCTTTGAGCGCCGATAACAGGTGTCGTGATCCGTGCAGCTATCCAGGCGCCCAAAAATTCCGTTGACTTTGTATATACAAGGTGCTTAAATACGGGCAGCCAAAAGCGCGTTGAATCAATATAAATCGGAGGATATGGCTATGAACGAGAACATGCGTACAAAGTTTAGCGTCGAAGGAATCAGCAAGGATGGGTTTTCGTTTTACACGGTCCAGTGGGCGTTCAACCGCCTTGAAGCGGTAAAGCTAGGTCTTATGCCAACGGAAAAAGTTGGTGACTATGAACACTATTTAGTTACCGGTCTATGATTTCTATTAGGGCTCTGGATTGCTACTGGCACCATACGCTCTAACAACTCTCTATACTCCACCTTCGTCCATGTGAGGCTACCCCACCTGGACGGTAGCGGCTGATAGAGCCGAAACAAACACATAAAGCCCACTCGGGCAAGGAACACAAAGACGTGAAAGCAACAGAACAAACACGAGCTCAGGACATCAAACCAAAGACAGTGAACCGTACGACCTTCGTACTAGGCATCTTGCTTACGATCTTCGCAACAGCAGTCATCGTCACTATCGCTAACTGGTTCTTATATACAGACATCCAGGCACAAGCACGAGCTGACGTTCACGAGGACATCACATTGGTGTCAAAAGGTCTTGGCCGGTAGAGGCCAAGCTCTCAGAAGCCGCCAGTGAAGTCGCCGGGGCTCAGACGAAAGACGAACCGGCTCAAGCCGCAGAGACGCCTCAGAGCGTCCCAGGCGAGTCGACAGGGCAAATGACAGTGGACCTTGAAGCCGAGGCAAAGGCTTTCATCTACTTCAAGGAAAGCACCAACAGGACCGACGCGATCAATTCAGAGTCAGGCGCCTGTGGTCTCGGACAAGCATTGCCGTGTAGCAAGCTGCCTTGTTCGCTCCAGGACTATGAGTGCCAGGACGAATGGTTCACCGACTATGCAGTTCGTCGCTATGGCAGTTTCGTCAACGCGAAGGCATTCTGGCTAGCCAATAGCTGGTGGTAACAACAAGAGCAGTGCTATGCGAGGGCACTGCTCTTTAGTTTGTCCGTCTAGAGTGGCCGGCCTCTCCACGCCTCCTGATCGACTCGCTTGATCTGACCAGCTGGGAACCACTCAACGTGATAAACCCGCTGATCATCCATCCACTCAACGAGACCGTAGGTGCGCGTGTACTTGATCGCCCGACCGTAGGTCTCGCCAACGCGGACCAGTGGCTGAGCACCAGGCTCCAGCTCGGTGATCTGTCCATCATCAAGCTTGGGGTGGTTGTTGTCGGCATCGATCTGCATCATCATTCGAGCGAAAGCGGTGGAGTCTTGCTTGGGTCTCATAGTGAAAGATTAGAACATACGTTCGAGTGTCGGGAATGGGTCCAAGCCTCCTAGCAGTTAGATTTGAGTCATGCCTGACGAATCGACGCTGCCTAAGCGGACCCTCCTTGTCATCGGCAGCAACCCTCCGACGACGAGTGGACAACGCACGCTCGGACGAGCTGAACAAGCGCGTCTCGCTCTGGGCTTCGACAGTGTTGAACTAGAGAATCTATTTGGCATCGCGACGTATAGAACGGGCGGTGTCTCACTCGCTGGTATGTCTGGCACTGGATGGCAGGAAGCGAGGCCGCGTCTTGCCGCAGCCTTAGATACTGCTGACGCTGTCCTTCTGGCCTACGGAACGTCGAAGCCATCAGGCGATGCTGCTAAACACCATGTCGAGCAAGTCGCGTGGATAGAGCAAGAGATCTCAAATCGACGGCTTCCGGTTTGGTCCGTTGGTGGAGAGCCTCGGCATCCATCTCGATGGCAGCGATACACCTATCGCGCTCATCCAGGTGTTCCATTTTTCGAAGCGCTCCGAGCTTCATTAGTGACTCAAGAGACTGTCGATGACAAGCGTGCCTAGCGTCGGCCTAGCCGCGCGGCTGGTAAGCTTGCTGGTCGTGGCCCATCGGCCCGCTGGCACCTCAGCAGCCCTCTTGCGGCTTGAATATTCGGTGCAGGAAGTATCCACAGAAAGGGCTTAAAATGCCAGACGAAGCACCCGACGTGGAGAAAGTACTCACCGTTGACCCGCGCAATACTCTCAATGCACTTACCTCCAGAGAGTGGCTAAGCGAGAGCGTCAGTGTTTGGAACCAAAAAGGTCTCGGCGCTGGCCATGCTGACGCAGCGATTGAGAAGTTGCACCCTGCTCCGTTCTCTTACACAGATGTATCTCGCCTGATCAAGATGCTGTCTAAGCCTGGCGATACAGTGCTCGATCCGTTTGCTGGTGTTGGTTCGACTCTCAAAGCATCGGCGCTTGAGGGACGTAACGGCATTGGTTTCGAGATCTATCCTGACTTCGCAAACCTTGCAGAGCAGCGCCTTCAGACTGAGGTGCCGGCTGACGTTCTTGCCAAGACAACTCAAGAGATCATGCAGGGTGATTCCCGCATCCTGGCGCACAAGCTAGAGCCTGAGTCTGTCGACTTCATTGTTACGAGTCCGCCGTACTGGTCCATCCTTAATAAGAAGTCAGACCACAAGGTCAAGCAGACTCGTGAGGCGCATGGTCTGGTCACAAACTACGGTGATGACGAGCGCGACCTTGGCAACATCGAGGACTACGACGAGTTCATTGAAGTCCTAGCTGACACTCTCGGTGCAGCTGGTGAGTCACTCAAGCCGCGACGCTACATGGCGATCATTGTGGGCGACTTCCGTCACGGCAGCCGCTACTACATGTTCCACGCTGACATCGCTCGCGCAATGGAAGAACGCGGGTTCATCCTGCAGGCCATGAACGTTCTGTATCAGCGTCACAAGCGAGTGTTCCCCTACGGCTATCCGTATGCCTACGTGCCCAATGTCCATCACCAGAATATCGTGATCATGCGTAAGGCAGTGAAGGCAGTGAAGGCAGCTAAGAAGTGAACGAAGTCGTTCTCGGGGACTGCATTGAAGAACTAGCCAAGCTTCCTGACGCCAGTGCGCAGCTAATCATTGCTGATCCTCCGTACAACATCGGACCCGCCTTTGGCATCGACAAAGAGTGGAACCGCTCGCACGAGTGGATTCCCTGGAGCAAGAAGTGGCTGACCGAGGCTGAGCGTGTCTTGGCTCCTGGCGGTTCGATCTTCGTCTACGGCATCCACCACTACCAGTGCTTCATTCAGGTGCTGCTCTATGAGCTGGGTTTGGACTATCGTCGGCAGATTATCTGGAACTACGAGAACGGCTGGAGCCGCAGCACTAAGACACTGGCGACTCACTATGAGCCCCTGCTCTGGTTCTCAAAGGGCGAGGACTACACGTATCACACGATTCGTGAGCCGTATAAGAGCACGGAACGCTTGAAGAACAAGATCATCAAGAACGGCAAGGTTTGGACGCCGCATCCTGATGGCCGTATGGCAGGGGATGTTTGGCAGTTCCCAACACTCGCTGGCCGTCGCTTTGCTGACGAGCGTGTAGATCACCCAACTCAGAAGCCACTGGCGTTGACGGATAGAATCGTCAACCACTTCTCGAACCCGGGCGATCTTGTCGTCGTGCCGTTCTCCGGTAGCGGGACCGAACTCGTGAGTGCATCACGGAACGGTCGCCGCTACTGGGGATGCGACATCAAGCCTGAGTACGTCAGGCTTGCGACAGAACGACTGAATTCAGAGGAAGCTGATCCAGGACTTCTTGACCAAGCGAATTAAGAGCTTCTAGCGGCTGCCCTTCAACTGCCATGATTGCGCCTATGGACTGCGCAGTCAGGAAACCACGTAGATCGTCGTGCAGGTCTCCATCAACCACGATGGTCTTAGTCTTGGGGTTGTCTTTGAATCGGACGGCCACGTTGAAGTGGGCGTAGTAGTGGAGCTGACCAACGGCACGAATCACCTGAGCGTCGGCGTCACTGTCGATCGTTTTCATCTCAAAAACGTGAGCGACATCGGAAGTGTTGCTCTTCCACACTAGGTCGTAGCTGGTGTTGTCCTCATAGAACGTACCCTCGCCCGCCAGGATGCAGCTCGCGAAGTACTTCACCAAGTCCTGGTGGTTATCCATACGCTCGTTCAAACGGTTCTGCGCGTCCGCCTGCTGGTCAGGAGTAAGCCCATCGGGAAGCGTTCGATTGACGCCGTGCGATCCAACGTTGTTAGCATCGCGCTCTTGTCCGCCCGTAATTCGGCGCTGGGTCCTGCGACGTCCCGGGGGAGGGGTGGGAACAGGCGGGACAGCGGGCGGAGGCGGAACCGGCAAGGTTGAAGCTTGATACCCCTGAGATCCAACAGGTGTCCAATGGCCAGCCACGGCCTTCATGCCAGACGGGGCCAAGTGATAGGTGCCTTGAGCGTCTTCAGTAACAAGGCCGGCATACTTTGCCAACGTAGGAAAGACCTTGGTTGCATTCGCCAATTGAAATGGGGTCACATGCAGACGTGTTGCTCGCCACGCCGCGGGCATGATCACGAACGTCTTGTAAAGCTCCTGAACCCTGAACCGCTCACCAGCGGAGTCATCATTTGCTTCAAGCATGAGCTCAAGTCCGGCACGATGCGGGCTGGGATCTACGAACAGCAAGTGCAGCATGATCATGACCGGTGAGGACGTCCGATTACCGGTGTCTGTGATCGTCAATTGAATCAGGGCATCAGCAAGAAGGTCCCGTTCAAGTGGGCTGCCTGGCTGCGTTCCGAGAAGTTGCTGCCCCAAGGGCGTGACAACTCCCTCTGTATCCACCCACTTAAAGTCGATTAGGGTGCGGCGAAGTTCGCGTGCATTGGTTCGGGCACCCTGATTGCCACCGGGCTTGGCCTTTTCAAGTTTGATGCGTGCCTGGATGTCCTGCGGGGTAGCTGTCGCGTAGTCAATGCCACGGAACGTGTAGAACTTCCGCGCTGCCAGCTCGTACCCAAGGATGCCATCGTCAAGGGTGTTGGCTTGCCTCGCGTTCAAGGACGCGATCGTCTGCAGGGTGTTCCTGATTCTTTCGAACGTCGTCGCCTGATTTGGATAGTTCTTCATCGTGCAGCCCCATGTCTAACTTGGTCCCCAATATCAACAGCGTCAGGCTAACACGGTTGATCGGGGCGGTTTTGAGGCGTGGGACACGCTTCGCCGGAGGCGTAACTGATAAAGACCTTTTAATTGGCGGGCAAGTGTGTTTAACTAAATGCACCCATGGTAGTGGCTACAAAATCAAAGACGGGTTCAGCTTTCAATACGAGAAGAACTCGTATTCTTTTCCTCGTCAGCTGTTTGTTAGTCGCTACTCTCTTTGTGCTTGCTCCAAGTAGCGTTCGATCCGAACAGACTGCTCCTAGCCCAGTCGTCGCTCCGACTATTGAAGCAACCGAGCGTGTACCTGGCGTGCTGGCCGCTGTGAATGCCTACCGGTCAACCAAGCAACTATCGCCCGTTGTACTAAACGATCAACTCAGCGAATCAGCGCAGGCCAAAGCGACCGACCTAGTAGCAGGTCAGTATTGGAGTCATGATTCACCGGACGGCAAGACGCCCTGGTCATTTGTAAGCGCTGCTGGTTATGAATACCGGACAGCAGGTGAGAACCTCGCCAAGTGCTACGACTCAGCTCAAGCCGTCGTGGATGCCTGGATAGCTAGTCCTAGCCATGAGGCAGTGCTCACAGGCGACTACGAGGACGCCGGCTTTGGAGTGCAGCATGACGACGCCGACGACTGCGACTACGTGGTCGGGCACTTCGCTAGCAGCAAGAAGTAATTATCAGCGCGATATGTGCTCCCGGTCGTAGCGCTGGACAACCGAGATTGGCCAGGTAGAGCAGGAATTTGGATCGTCTGGGTTAGCATCACGCTCGGCTTGGTAATCAGATGCTAGATCAGTAATGCCAATCGTCTCGACTGCAGCCTTCCAGCCACCCATGCCTTCGATCTGTTTTGGAACCCAGACGTTGGCTGCGCCGTTTAAGGCGTCCCAACTCTTCGGGTTTACCGCCCGATCAATGTAGATGCCGCCCTCAGGCGCTCTCTTCGCGATTGACGGGAATGGGACAACACCCATCAACGCCGCTGCTTGAAACTGCGTCATGGACCACGGTGGTGTCTTGAAGTAGTACCAACTGGCGGCACACACCCCGTAGAGGTTAGGACCGAACTGCGCGTAGTTGAGATACAGCTCAACGAGGCGCTCAGGAGGAAGTGTTAGTGCGAACTCCGTGGCCAAGACCGCTTCGAGTCCTTTGCGGAGACCGTTTTGATCAGGCCACAGGAAGATGTTCTTCACGAGCTGCTGGGGAATGGTTGAACCGCTCGGATCAGTTTCGCCCTTTATGTACGCTTCGACGCGCTTCTGAAAGTCGTCAACTGGGAAGGCGCCAACTCTGGTGCCTAGTTGCTGATCTTCGTGGGCGATGGTAGCTGCGATTGCGTATCGACTGATGTGTTTAAGAGAGACGAACTGGTACGTGATCGGCTCGCCGTCCTGGAGCATGTACGACGTTCGAGGCGGCGTGAACCAGAGGAACGAAACAGCTGCGAGTTCACTCACGACGACCAGGCTGAGCAGCGTCAAAAAGGTCCTACGGACTAGGCGGCGGAACCAGCCTTTGCGCTTGCGTGGCTTTGGTTGAGGTGGGGGAGTGGGGACAGGTTGTGGTTGGTCTGAAGGCTCTGTCGGCCCGCCAGGTAGCGGGGCGATGGCGACCTTCGGAATATCTTCGGTGGTTGGGTTATGGGTAGACGGACGAGGGTATTTCTCATCCAAATTCGTAGCAACAGAGGGCTCCATGGCGCGCTCCTACTTAGATGCACTACGCCCCTTAGGGAAAAAGGGGTTGAAGTTTCTAGCTTAGACCTGTTTCGAGTACCGGGTCAAAGAGTAGCTCCGATAGTAGGCTTCCATTTATTCACCGATTGTGCATAAATAGTGGCACTTATGGCAGACCTAGAAACATCAGAACTCCAAGAAGAAAAGAACAAAGGCGGACGACCGCTCAAGTTCGCGACTGTGGCTGAACTCAAGCAGCAGATCGAAACGTACTTCAACACCTGTGATCCTCACACTGAGATGCGTCGCGTTGAATCCGGCGTCAAGAACGACGGCACCACCAACTGGGTCACTCGCGAAGTAATGACTGATCAACGTCCCTACACGATCCTTGGTCTTGCCAGGGCTCTAAAGACGAGTCGCGAGACGCTACTTGATTATGAGTCTGGCAAGTACGACGACCGCGATGATGCGGACGAATCAGGTGACACCTTTTCTGACGCTATAAAGCTGGCCAAGTCACGAATTAACGAGCAAGTTGAAGAGCGCATGCTTAGTGGTGCTGCTCCTGGCTCTGCGTCCATCTTCTGGCTGAAGAACAATGCTCAGTGGAAGGACAGATCAGAAGTCGATCATCAAAGTGGCGGTAAGCCGATGACGGCGCTTGTGGAGATCGTCCGAAGTGGGGACCGAGCCGACAGTCAAGATTAAGTTCCTCGAAGAGTACGAGGAGCTGTTCAACGAAGATCTGCGCAACATCGTGTTCCACGGTGGGCGTGGCTCAGGTAAGTCCAAGCACGTCGGTCTAGCGCTCATTCTCCGTGGCCGCACTAAACGGCTTCGCATCCTTTGTACCCGTGAGCTGCAGAACACCATTGCTGACTCTGTACACAAGCTCCTATCCGACATCATCAACGAGTACGGCTTCACTGATTACGAGATCACTGAGAAGCAGATCCGCAACACCATCACTGGGACCGAGTTCTTCTTCAAAGGGCTGAGGCACAACGCAACAGAGGTTAAGTCCACTGAGGGCATCGACATCGCGTGGGTTGAGGAAGCTCAAAGCATTAGCGAAGCCAGCCTGAAGGTGCTCATCCCGACAGTACGTAAGCCTGGAAGCCAGCTGATCTACACGTTCAACCGCATGAACGAGCTGGACCCGGTCTACGTCCGTTACTGCAAGGCTGATCGTCCCCGCACCTATGTCCGCAAGGTCAACTACGACGTTCTGGAGCGTGCCGGCCTTTTCCCTGCCGAACTCCGTGAAGAGATGGAAGCTGACAAAGCGGCCAGCCTGGATCTCTATGCTCACGTCTGGCTAGGTGAGCCGATTGCTCAGTCCGACACTTCCATCCTCAGCCGTACCGCCATCCTGGAAGCGATGGAGCGCAGCGTCAGTGATGAAGGTGCCATCGAAGTAGGCGTCGACGTTGCTCGCATGGGAGATGACCGGACAGTTTTCAAGATGCGTGAGGGGCTCAAAGAAGTAGGGACCAAGACCTACACCAAGCTCCGGACCACTGAGGTCTGCGACAAGCTGGAGCTGTTTGTGAACTTCGACAAGACGGTCCTGATCAAGATCGATGACACTGGCGTTGGTGGCGGAGTGACTGACGAGATGATGAAGCGCGGGTACGCAGTCATGCCGTTGAACTTTGGAGCCTCAGCTGCCGATCCTGATAAGTATCCGAACCTCATTAGCGAGGCGTGGTTCTATTTGGCTAGCATCATCGACACGATCGACATCGGCATGAACGACGACCTACTCATGGAGCTGTCCACCCGCCAATGGAAGATGGATTCAAAAGGACGCCGCGGAGTTGAGAGTAAAGCCGACTACAAGAAGCGTGGCTTTCGCTCACCAGATAATGCTGATGCCCTCATCATGTGTTTTTACAACAATGCGCCACAGCCTATTGATGATCAGGAAGATGATGACTATGAGTCGATTACGTCCGGATTGCTAGACGAAAGCTTTTAAGTATCGTATTTTGAAGGAAGATGAAAGATAAGCCCGACAAGTTAAAAGAAATAGGAACCTCAGGTGTTGCTATTACTGGTGGACTTATCACAGGGGAAGAATACAACCCTAAACTCTCTGGCCTTTCAGCCATCAAGACCTACGACGAGATGCGCCGCAGCGACGCCACGGTCAACGCTGCTCTTACTGCCGTGAAGCTGCCGATCCTCAGTGCAGACTACTCGATCGACCCAGCCTCAGATGATGACGCTGACAAGGAAGTGGCTGAGTTCGTTCATGACTGTCTCTTCCACATCGTCGACTGGTCGCAATTCCTAGAGGAAGCGCTGACGTTCCTCGACTTCGGTCATGACGTACACGAGATGGTGTTCGAACCACGGGAGGTCAACGGTCAACTCAAGATCGCCCTGGTCAAGCTCGGTTACCGCAAGCAGACCACTATCCAGAAGTGGGAGACCAAGGACGGCAAGCCAGGCATCTACCAGCGAGACAACACCGGGGGAGACTTCTCGATCCCCGCTGAGAAGTTGGTCCGCTTCACCTACAAGCAAGAAGGCGACAACTACGAGGGCATCTCTATCCTGCGTGCTGCCTTCAAGCACTGGTACATCAAAGACAAGCTGTACCGCATTGATGCTGTGGGCCATGAGCGTCACGCACTTGGGGTTATCGATGTCACCACGCCAACTGGTGCCACTGACAAGGACAAGAAGATGATGCGCCAGATGGTGCGCAACCTTCGCGCCAATGAAGAGTCTTACATCGAGCACCCTGACGGCTGGCTCGTCCAGTTCCTCGATATGAAGGCGAACTCACTCAAAGACGTTGAGCCTTCGATTAACCACCATGACCGCCAGATCATGAAGAACGTCCTTGCGCAGTTCCTTGAGATCGGGGCATCAGGCGGTACTGGCACTCGCTCTACATCGGAGGACCACAGCCGTCTGTTCGAGCTGGCAGTGCAGTCAGTGGCGCGCCGCCTAGTCCAGGTGCTGCAGAACACCGTTGTTCGAACCCTGGTTGATCTCAACTACACAGACCGTGAGTATCCAACGCTGCGCGTGGGCAATATCAGTGACGACAACATTCCAGTCATGAGCGAGGCAATCAAGAAGTTCGTTGATGCTGGTGTCCTTCACCCTCGTCCTATCGACGAGAACAGTACCCGCAAGATGATCGGTTGGTCTGAGCTCACCGAGGATGAACTCAAAGAGGCAGAGAAAGCCAAGAAGGAACAACCGGCTAAGAAGCCTGAGGTTGTCGATGCAGACATCTCAGAAGCTCGCCGCATCCATGCATCAGTAACGGAGCAGCTCTATGGCAACACGAGCCGAGCTGCTTGAGGCTAGAGAAAAGCTCCACGTAGCCATTCACGCCGCGGAGGAGTGGCAGGACAGCTACAAGGCGAGTCCGATTACCTTTGCGGACTTACTACGCCTAGAAGCGGCCTTAGAAACAGCCGTAGCTGAATATCTGCACGAGCTATCTACCCGTGCGGTGGATTACGTGGATTGGTCCCGCTTGCCTGAACCGATCAAAGCAGACGCCGGCCCGGTGGCTAACAACGACGATCCAGTCTGGAAACAGGAGCAGATCTTGCTGACTGCTGCTGTCATCGACATCATCACTGACCTGGTGGCGACCGGTGCTGTTGCAGGAGAGACGCTCTACGCCATCCCGGTTGGCTACTCTACGCTTGAGTTCGCCTCACTAGACGAAGCGATCATGCAGGCTGCCAGGAAGCTGACCGCTGACATGGTTTCAAACGTCACTGAGACAACACGCAAGCTCATCCGTGAATCAGTGGCTAAGAGTATTGCCCTGGGGGAGACAGCTGACTACGCGACCGTGCGCCTCATGAACATGATCGATAACCCGATCCGTGCGACCATCATTGCTCAGACTGAACCAGTCAACGCTTACCAGGCAGGGCTCAAGCTCTACGCCGTGCAGAGTGGGGCTAAGTCAAAGACCTGGGACGGACTCAGTGGAGCCTGCAAGATATGTTCTCCGGTTATCGGTAAGACCCTCGAACTCGATGAATTGTTTGTCCTGGCGAATGGGAAACAAGTCGATAGGCCTGCGGGTCATCCGCGCTGTCGCTGTTCATTGATTTACGCGTATTAGCCATTATTCCTATTGACATAAACCCTTGATTCTAAGACATTAAGGACATATGGCAATAAAAGGATTTCACAACCTAGTAAAAATCAGTGCCGACGCTGATGGCAATGCTCCTAAAACAATTGAGCTTCTTCGAACCGGAAAATGGAACACTCCATGGCACGGTGACTTTGAAATCACTAGGGAAGACATCCAGCAGTTCGTCCTCCACGCTTCGATCGGTGTGGGGCTCGTCCAGGCTGATCCAAAAATTCCTCTGAACTATGGCCACGCCTCTTATGACAAGGCCGCCGGCTGGATTCCATCGGTGTACGCCAGCGACGACGGTGAAGCTCTCCTGGGCGATCCTGACTGGACCCCAGCTGCCGTACAGGCAATTAAGGACGGCGAGTGGAAGTACATCTCTCCTGAGTTCAACCCGAGCTCATACCCATGGGAAGACCCAGAGGAAGAGTTCCACTTCGTCAAGAACGTGATCACGGGCGCTGCCCTGACCAACATCCCACTATTCAAGAAGCTGAAGCCGATCCAGGCCTCCCGTCTCCCTGTCCAACCAGTGAAGGCGGATGCCACCGGCACCAGTGATAACAGTAAAGGAGACAACATGACGTTAGAAGAGATTCGCGCCAAAGAGGTTGCTGAGCTGAACGACGAAGAAAAAGCGTTCTTGGCTGAGCACAAATCAGAACTAAGTGCAGAGGACCTTGAAAAGTACGGCCTCAAAGGAGCTGAGGCTGACAAACCAGCTGACGAAGATGAAGAGAAGCCAGAACCTAGCAAGGTTGAGGCAAGCGCCATCAAGGGGCTCACTGACGCAGAGATCACTCAGCTCCGCGCTGATGCAGAAGCTGGTCGTGAAGCGAAGCGAGAACTAGAAGAGAACAGGGCTCGTACCTTCGTCCAGGCAAGCATCAAAGCAGGCCGCGTGAAATCAGATCAACAAGACGCCGCCGTCAAGCTACTTCTCGCATCGAAGGGTGAGCAGCGCACCCGACTGGAGGCATTCATCAACGGCCTTCCAGAGAACAAGCTGATCACTGCTGACGAGCTCGGTAGCGGCAAGGGCGGTGACGAAGCTCCTGTTGAGCTGTCGGACGAAGAGAAGTCATTGGCTTCAGACTTCGGCAACACACCCGAGGACATCGCTGAGTTCAAAAAACAGGAAAGTAAATAAGAAAGGTCTATAGACGATGGCAAATCTAACTGCATCAAAAGCTGACGAACGCCAAGAAGGTGTCTTAATCGACGTCGCCCTGGCAGCAGTCAAATTGTTCAAGGGATCAAACGTAAGCTTCAACGCTGCTGGCTACGCCAAAGGCTCATCTGACACTACTGGCGAAGCATTCGCTGGTGTGTCTTTAGAGACTGTCGACAACAGCGCAGGCGCTGCTGGTGACAAGTACGTCCGCATCTGGCGCGAAGGTGTCAGCTCAATGGGCTGCGTAAGCGCAACTCAGGCATGGGTAGGCCAAGACGTCTACGCCGTCGATGACAACCTGGTCGCCCTAGCTGCAACCACCACTAACGACGTCAAAGTCGGCAAGTGCGTCGGTTTCGTCAGCGCTACCGAAGTGCGAGTAAAAATCTAAACCCGAATACAGAAAGGATAATAAATGTCTGTAATCACACGTGAACTACTCCAAGCCCTTGATACGAACATCAGGGTCACTTGGCAAAAACGCTTCGAAGGCGCACCAAACACTGACGTTTGGAAGAAGATCGCTATGCCGGTCAACAGCAAGAGCATCAGCGAGAAATACTCGTTCCTAGGTACCGTTCCTGGGCTCCGTGAGTTCAAGTCTGAGCGTATCCCTGGCACGCTGTCTGGCTTCAACTACGAGATCACCAACAAGAAATGGGAATCAACCCTTGATGTTGATCGTGACGTAATCGAAGACGACAACACTGGCCAGATCATGCTTGCCATCACTGGTCTCGCTACCAAGGCTGCTAAGCACTACACACAGCTGACAGCTAAAGCCTTCGAGCTTGGCTTCAGCACTCCGATCTATGACGGGCAGAACTTCTTCGACGCCGATCACACCACAGGTAGCAACTACCTTGGCACCGGCCAGGCTCTAACTCATGACAACCTTGACGCTGCAGAGCTGCTGCTCAACGGACAAACTGACGACCGTGGTGAACTACTTGGCTACGAAGGAACGGCTCTGATCGTTGGACCTGCCTTGAAAGCAACCGCCAAGAAATTGGTGAACTCACGTCAGATCGTTGTTGACGGCGTCGCTCTCGATAACCCTCATTACCAGGCCTACGAAGTCGTGGTCCTTCCGCATCTGTCTAAGACCTACAAGGGTTGGGCTCTGGCTGACCTGAGCGAAGGCATCTTGCCATTCATCATGCAGATCCGTGTTGCGATCACTCTGTTGGCAAAGACTGACATCAACAGCGACCGTGCGTTCGACAAGGACATCTTCACTTGGGGAACACGTGCCCGTCACAACGTTGGCTTCGGCAACCACCAAACAATCGTAGGAGCTGTAGCACCTTAATTGGGGCGCAGATGATCTATGTATAAAGTCACACTTCCACGAGAGTTCCCTTACGAGCAGCGCATTCGCGCTGGCGTCGTAGTGAACAAGGAACATGGGTACGAGGGCGAACTCACAACAGAGCAAGTGAAAGCCATCAAGGCTGACGGCATGTTCACCGTCGTCAAGATTCAAACTGAAGCAGACATAGAGGCAGCGGCTGCAAAAGCCAAGGCCGCTAAAGAAGCTGAAGAAAAGCTGGCCGCAGAAAAAGCTGCAAGCGAGGCAAAAGCCAAGGCTGAAGCAGAAGCGGAAGCCAAACGAGTTGCCGACGAGAAGGCAGCGGCTGAGGCAAAAGCCAAGGCTGAAGCAGAGAAGCACTCAGCCAACAAGCAAAAATAGTTCCCTTGCTGAGTCGAAGAGAGCGCCTACTACTGGCGCTCTTTTTTGTGTCCGCTGTATTGCCGTTCGAGCTTCTCGGACAAGTGGTCAAACACTTTTTCCTTGTCCTCTTCAAATTTCTTTTTGGCTTCCGGCTCCATGACCTTTACCACGATAGGACTGACTCCGCTGGCCTTTCGAAGAGTATTAACGAAAGCCAGCTTCTTCTCTTCAAAATCTTCGAGATTGAGAGATTCGCGCTCTCTATCGAGGGCCGGAAGGACCATGACGATGCACTCATCATAGAGTGTCTTGCCGGTAGTCAGGGCGTCGTCGTGAGCGAAGAGCTCAAACTTTCCCCAGGCGTCCTGAAGAGCCAAGATGCCGTCCATCACTGAGGTCAGGAAGTCGTTGGGTGTTAGCGCCTTGGCTGGATTGCTTTGTCCCCTGAAGGCAAGAGAGATGCTGTTTACAGCTTCCAGAAACTCAAGTCCGGCTGTCCGTGTATCGATCATGATGCGCTCAGCCTTTTCGCGCTTAGCTTTGCGAGTATCCGCTGAACGGGCCGACAGATAAGCGATCAGTGCACCGAAAAGTGTGGCACCGCCCGTCAGCGCCGGTACACCCCACCATGGAGCACCTTCGGTCTGAGCTGTGACCTCAGTGATCACCTGTTGGAGAAGCATGGACAAAGAATATCAGTCTTTCTGAAATGCTTTATGCGTGCTTAAATATGGATATATGGCCACGACGGTACGAATGGATTCATTTCCAGAAATTAACATTGTTGAACGTGGCGAGCTTCGACTTGACTACACTCCTGAAACAACGCTGCTTTTCGTAAAATGAGAGCGCCCGAAGGGGCGCTCTTTACGTGGTGGGAAGTTCGACGCTGGACACACCGAAAATGCTGATCCACAACAGCATCGTGTTAAAGAATCCGATGAAAATCTGAGTGCCCCGTACCTGGGGCGTTGTGACTTCCTTTGGATCGCTCCACGCAAGCCAAGTAATGAAGGCTCCAAAAATCAATGCGATCGCTAAAGCGATCCACAACCGGTTTCCGTCGGTATTGCTTGTGACGAAGTTCAGTATCACCCCAGCAAAAACTGTCACGCCTGGAAAAGTCAGATTGCCCGCTGTTAGGTACAGGGCCTTGTTGGCGTCAGAGAGGACGCCTGCGTCGTCGCTAGGCCTAGGGCGCAAAGAGAGGAAGTCGCGTAATGCTTGCAGCAAGTAAACCACCCCAAACAGGCTTGAGGCACCGTCTATCGGTGCGCCGTGGATGCAGTGTACCGCTTAGTTTCTTTGATGAACAGAAGCTTGCTGGGACTTTTAAAAGTACTCGCTTGGTGTTTAAATGAAGTCAGACATGGCAACAACCCTAAGAATAGACTCATTCCACGATTCCAACATTGTTGAACGCAGTGAACTTAGCGGTGACTACGTTGCTGAATCCACAACGCTCAAACTTAGAAATTCACAGGGCTTAGTCGCCGGACAAGTCATCTACGTTGGCCAACTGTCGCTTGAAGGCTGTGAGAAGGCCGTCATTGATTCTGTAGATGATGAGACGACTCTCAGTCTGTCTGAAGCACTAAAGCTGCCACACGCGCGCTACGAGCCTGTCACAGCAGTGCTTGGGGACTCGATCCACATCCACCGCGCCGTTGACGTGAATGGGAAAGTACCAGCTGACGATGCATTCAGCGTGCTGACTACAAGGTCGATTGATCCGGACCAGCTCTCTACGTACTACCGAGACCCAGAAGGTTCGAGCGCCTATTGGTACCGCTATAGCTACTTCAACCCGACCACCATGGAAGAGACGCCACTTCAACCGGCTTTCCGTGGCGATGACTTCGCGCACTACGCCAGCCTTTCCGAGATCCGCAATGAAGCGGGCTTCAAGAACGCCACCAATCTCGCAGACGGTGACATCGAGCAACAGCGCCGTGCGGCCGAGGTAGAGATCAATGCATCGCTGAACGGAGCCTACGTCGTTCCCTTCGCTCCTGTACCCGACACCATCCGGACCCTGACTATTCAATTGGCATCAGCGCTTCTCCTGGCGAACGCATACGGACTCACCAGCAGTACTAAGCAGAAGTTAAAGGATGCAAGGGCAGCAATCGAAAGCTGCCGACTTGGATCGACCGTTCTTACTGACGGGGACGGTACTTCACTCTCGCTGTCGGATGACATCAGCGGATTCCCAGAAGCTCCGAGCCGAGATTATCCACGGTTTTTCCACATGGGGGACAAGTACTAGATGGCAGACGTTCGCTTCACTATCCAAGGCGACAAAGAGCTAGCCCAGAAGCTGCGTAAGTTTGGGGTATCGGTCCTAGACCTCAGTGACTCGATGGATGAATCAGGTCGCTATCTCACGCGTTTCTTCTCCGGAGAAGTGTTCGCATCACGTGGCCAAGTGTTCGGTCTGTCGTGGCCAGCACTAAACGATAACTACGCCGCTTTCAAGGCCAGAACCTTTCCTGGCCGGCCACCGCTCATTCGTACAGGCGTTATGAATCGGCAGTTCAAGCACAAGTCGACCAACCTCACAGCCAGCTTGTGGAATGAGTCCGAGTACTTCGAGTTCCACCAAGAAGGTAGGGGAGTACCAGAACGTGTGATGATGCACGTCGATGAGAAGCGCGAACGCTCCATCGTTGGGTTCATTGCCCAGGACATAAGCGGAAAGATGAAGGCTGCCGATGTCTAACGACTACGAGGACAACGTTCAGCGCATCGTGCGCCTAATGCAGGACACCTTTGGCGATACCTTCAAGACGTACTACGACGGTGATCCTGAGGCTATCCCAGTATTCAACCTTCCCTGCGTCATCGTTACGCAGAAGAGCGATGAGACCACCGCTGACTCATGGCAGCAGGATGAAGTCGAGGACCAGATCACGATCAAGATCGTTCTGAACAAGAGAGACGATTTTGACAATGACAAGGTGAATCCGCTCAACATGACCGAGCGAAAGATTCGAGACTTTGTTGGTGAGCGAGATCCTGAGACTGGCTTCTACCTTCCTCGCACAGTCAAGGGAGCGGTCCGAACCATGGCCACGAAGGGCATCACGGCGATCGCCGGCACGATGAACGTTGAGTACGGCATCACCCCGCGAGTTCCTGGAGAAGGACTAGCTGATCTCACCGCTGAAGGACATGTCACCTTCCCAATCAGCTTCGCTGTAGATATTCCGGTACCAGCTGAGGAAGATAACTAGGCTTTTAAATGACATCGAATTGTCTTACATTAAGGACATGGCGAACAAATTAGCTAAGAAAATCAAATCTAAAGCCGTTGACGCTTCTGTTCAGCTCTTCTTCGTGCCATCCATCCTTCGATCGATAGCAGCAAAAGACTTGAGTGAGATCGGAGCAAAAGTGGCTGCGACTAAAAGTAATCAAGAAAATGAGGTAGGTGATGGCAACAGCTGATCAACATATTGGACGACGAGTAGGAGTAGGAATCGGCATCGAAGCCACTCCAGGAGTGAACGTCGCTCCACAAACGTTCCTTCGATGGGACACTAACGATCTTCAACCGAAGACAAACATTGTCGAAGATGACAGCGCCATGGGCATCGTTGATGAGGTCAGTGACAGCAGCATCACTTCTCGCTGGGTTGAAGGCACACTCGGTGGAAAGATCAGCGCCGTCGATATGGGCTTCTTCCTCCTGGGCCACTATGGCTCAGTGACGACAGGCGCAGCAGTATCAGGCGTCTATCCGCACACATTTAGCGTGAAGCAGTCCAGCATCCCGACGCCAGTCACCCTGGCCATTGCGAGTCCACTGCAATCTAAGCGACATGGCTACGGGGTAATCGACACCCTTGAAATCTCGGCTGAGCAGAACAGCTACGTCAACTTCTCAAGTGCAGTGAAAGCTCGCGTTGGTACCGGATCTAGCGAGACTGTGGCGTACGCAGCCCAGAAACTCTTTACGAGCAAGCACATCACCTTGAAGATCGCTGACAACAGTGGTGCTCTTGCAGGTGCCGCAGCCATCAGCGCCTTGAGCCTCAAATTCATCTCTGAACGACCCTCGACAGCGATCACGCCGCTTGGCACCGATGATGACGTCGAGTTTGATCGTGGCAGCTACAAAGCTAGCGGTGAGTTCGTCGTGCGCCTGAAGTCGACCGAGTATGAGGAAGCGTTCCTGGCAAACACGGTGCGCGCAATGTTGATTGCTATGGCCAACACCGGCGACAGCTTGGATATCACGGCGACTAAGGTCCGCTTCCGTGAGCTCTCTAAGTCAACGGATAAGAACGACGTCGTGACGGCCACAGTCCAGTACTTCTGTGAGTACGACACAGCTGTTGGTGCATCGAATGTTCCAATCTTGAAGAACACCCGCGCTACCTACGCAGCAGCCTAATAGTTCTTTACTGGAATAGTGCCTCATGTTTAAATGAAGGCACTATTTTAATTGGAGAACTACCCATGGGTCTGAACATCGTCGCTAAACGCAAAATGAGCTTAAAAGGATTTGCCGAGGGCTGGGACGATTGCTATCTCATGATTAAGTCCGCCAATGAGACGAAGCGTAAAGAGTGGCTGAAGAGTCTCGACCAGGAGAAGTCGGACGACGAGACGGCGTTCAATACCATCCGAGACGCGTGCCTTGAGGTGATCGTCGGTGGTGTCGTCATGAGCACTGACGCCGATGGCAACGCGAGCCCGGTGGAGTTCACCGCAGCTGACGTCCCAGAGGTTGTAGAAGCAATGAACTTTGTGTGGCAGCAAGAAGCTGTCAGCGTATCTACGGGCAACGACCGTTTAAAAGCGATGATCTAGAGACGATTGAGTCGCAGTACCGCGACGTGATCGTCCACGGCCTCACGGCTGGCATTCCTGATGACATATTCCAGGAGATATTTGCCTTCCGTTACAGGGAGTATTTCAAGCTAAGCGCAGTCGAGTTTGAGAACGAGCCATGGGAGGCGCTTTATCAGGCTCGATTAATGTGGTCCTTTGATGATGAGCGTGTTAAATTGGAAAACATAAGGCAGCAACCTATTAATTAGCTGCCCCGAGATTTACCACGTGGCTTCAAATAAAATCAATATCGTCATATCCGCCGAAGACAAAGCATCAAAGCCACTCAGGGCTGTTGCTGACGAGATGGATAACGGACGGACCAGTTCTGACAAGTTTGGTTCTTCACTCGGCAAGCTCGGGACTATTGCAGGCATAGCTGCCGCAGCCACAGGTGCAGCCGGAGTTCTGGCCGCTAAGTTCGCGATTTCAAGCGCTGCCGACTACGAGCAGTCGCTCAACATCTTCCGATCCGTCTCTGGTGCCACCGCGGAACAAATGAAGATGGTAGCCGCTCAGTCCCGCGAGCTGGGTAAGGACATCAGCCTCCCAGGCATCAGCGCTAAAGACGCCGCACTTGCCATGGTCGAGCTGGCGAAAGCTGGTCTGTCTGTCAATGACACTATGGCCGCGTCTAAAGGTGTTCTCGCCTTGGCCAAGGCCGGCCAGATGGATACTGCAGCAGCAGCCGAGGTCGCCGCCAACGCCTTAAATGCCTTCAATTTACAAGGCGGAGAAGCTGGTCGTATTGCTGATCTCTTAGCCGCAGCAGCTAATGCATCAAGCGCTGACGTCAAAGATCTCGCCTACAGCTTGCAGATGTCGAGCGCTGGCGCTGCTGCCGTCAAGGTGCCAGTCGAAGATCTCACCTCTGCCATCGCTGAAATGGCGAATAACGGCATCAAGGGGTCAGACGCCGGTACGTCGCTCAAGACGATGTTCATGAACCTGATCCCGACAACGGATAAGGCGAAGAAATCATTCAGAGCTCTGAACCTCGACTTCTACGACGCCAAGGGGAACTTCGTCGGTATCCGAGAGATGGTTCGCCAGCTAGAGGAGGGCACCAAAGACCTTACCGATGAACAGAAAGCACTCCACATCGAGCAAATCTTTGGGGCTGACTCTTCTCGTGCGGCCAACATCCTCCTGAAAGAGGGAGTTAAGGGCTACGACGAAATGAGTAAGGCGGTCAATCGCCAAGGAGCAGCAACTGCACTCGCTGCCGCTCAGAACGCTGGCTTCAAGGGTGCCATAGATACTCTGCGCAGTTCACTGGAGACAGTTGCCATCGATATCGGCATGAAGCTGCTTCCTTCTCTCACCGCTATTGCTACCAATCTTTCGGGCAAGGTCGAGCCCGCCTTCGAAACGATGCAGAAGGTTGGTAAGCAGGCACTCGACTTTTTGATGCCGGCCTTCCTAGGTCTTGGCGATGCGATCAAGAATCAGCTTATCCCAGCCTTTAAGACAGTGGCTAAGAGCGACATCGTGAAGTACCTGGGTGGTGCGCTGGTAGTTGCTGTCTACGCTGCGATTCGAGTCGTAGAGGCTGCCATCCGTGTAGTAAGCAGCATGGCCTCACAGTTCAGCCAGATGACACCTCTTCTTGTTGCTGCCGGTTCTAGCATCGTCGCCTACACCGCATTGATGGGTGCCCTCGCAGTCAAAACCGCTGCCGTCACAGCTGCAACAGTGGCCATGAACGTGGCTTTGAAGCTCAACCCATTCTTTCTCGTAGCAAGTGCCGCCATCGGTATAGCCGCTGCATATACGCAGGTCGTATTGACCTCTGATCGGACAGTGATCTCCACTGAGGCGCTGAAGTCGGCTCAAGATCGACTTACTCAGACCACCAACTTGGCGAAGGATGCACAGGACAGACTCAGTGGTGCCTTGCTCTCACAAGAAGGATCGGCACTGGCTGTTGAGCGAGCTCAACGTGCGTACAACGAGACGGTCGCTAATTATGGTCCGAACTCCCTTGAAGCCAGGGAAGCCGCCTACAACCTAAAGCGCGCCAATGATGACCTCGCTGCTGCCAATGCGGCCGTTCGAGATCGAACCAATGAGGCCAAACAAGCAGAGAAGGAAAAGCGCGAAGCCGCTGCTGATGTAGTCAAGGCCAACGACGCAGTGAAGGACAGTGCCTACCGCGCAGCCGGGGGCTATCAGGCCATGGCCCATGCAATCAAAGAAGCGAAGGAACAAGACGCTAAATCCGGAGTAAACGCAGGATTCGGTGGAAAGAACCAAACAAACGCAGTATTCGGCATGCCTAAGGGCTTCGCTACAGGTACTTCGTATGCTCCAGGTGGCCGCACCCTCGTTGGCGAGAACGGCCCCGAGATACTCAACCTCCCGCGTGGATCGCAGGTAACCCAGGCATATAGAACACGCAATGAGCTTGCGCAGGACGGCGCAGGAGGCGTTACGAACATCTTGAGCGGCAACTTCACGTTCCAAAACGCAGAAGCCGTCCAGGAGTTCTGGAACCGCCTCGATAAGACGCAGCGTCTGGCGAAGATGGGGATGGCTTCATGATCGGGGTGAAGTTCGGTGACTTCAACCTCCAGGCAAACGGCGTCGTCGTCACTAACACCGACGTCTATTCAGCACCGGTCAACAAGATTCAAGCTGATCCACTTGCCGAGCGTGATGGTGCCCTCGTCGTCAAGCAGCAGTACGACAGTAAAACGTTCAGTATCGAGGGCTACATCCGCAAGGACTCGATCGCTTCACTAGAAATGATGATGGACACCTTCAAGCTGGCAATGAGCCAGAAGAACAAGCCTTTCGACATCGACTATGCCGGAAGTACAAGGCGCTACCTCGCCTCAGCTCGTAACTCGATATTGAGTAAATCGAGTCTGACGTCGGCGGGCTTCACTGTTGAGTTCCTATCGCCAGATGGCATGGGCTGGGATCTCGACACCACTTCTCTTATTTCATCGACCTTGATTACTGTCTCCAACAGCACCACGTCACTATCGGTAGGTGGCTCGTACAAGGCAGACCCTGCAGTGAAGCTAACAATCGGTGCCGTGACTGGTGGAACGAACAAGACGATTACGCTCTCTAACGCGACCACGCTCCGGTCCATCTCCGTGAAGCGAAACTGGATTGCCGGCGATGTACTGGAAGTCGACACACTCAAGGGCCTCGTACTCGTCAATGGTGTGGCGACGGACTTCTCTGGCCAGCTGCTCAGCTTTGAACCTGGCGACGGAGGATTGGGATATCTGGATGACTTCACGACTCGTAGCGTGACGCTAACTGCGAGCTATACGAAAAGGTGGCTATAAGTTACATTAAAAGCAGATTAAACAGGAAAACTAAATAATGGCGAATGCGTTATACGACAAGGCGAGAGAAGGATTTCTTTCAGGACAAATCAATTGGTCTTCGGACAACATCAAGGCGGTTCTCGTTGATACCGCGCTTTATACGCCTTCTATGTCGACTCACCAATACCTCAGCGATATTGCCTCAGGTGCACGCGTAGCAACCAGCGGCAACCTTGCGAGTAAGACCGTGGCCAACGGTGTAGCCGACGCAGCTGACATCACGTTCCCAACAGTGACTGGCGCTTCTGTCGAAGCCATTGTGCTCTACAAAGACACCGGTTCTGCCGCAACGTCTCGTCTTATCTGCCTCATCGACAGTGGCATTGGTGGCATCCCGATTACGCCGAACGGCGGTGACATCGCCACGGCCTGGAACGCTAGCGGCATCTTTAAGTTGTAGGTGCTGATCTAGATGGCGAATCGATACTGGGTAGGAGGATCTGGAACCTGGACTGATGCTGCTCATTGGTCATCGACCTCGGGCGGTGCTGGTGGTGCCAGTGTTCCCACAAGTAGTGACGACGCCTTCTTCAATGCCAGCAGCGCAGGGTCGTCGTTCATCGTCACGATTCCGTCTAACGACTGCCCGGTATGCAATCTCTCCCTCCAACCCACGCAGCCGATGCTGCTTAGAAACTTCTCCCTTGCTGTGCACGGAGACGTCGTAAGTAACAGCAACCTGTCTACGAGTTTTACGAGGTTCAACTTCTTCGGTCATTCCATGGTCCAAGCAGCCGGGAACTCTCTTGCCGGAACTGTCTTGAGCTCGGGCAACGTCGACTCCTACATCGAACTCACGGGAAACACGGTCGTGCAGAGCGTGTTCATCAACGACGGTAGTTTCTTCACGAATGACTATGACCTCACCATCACCGACGGACGCCTAGGTTCCTACCCGTTCAGTAGTGTTTACCTCGATCTCGGTACGAGCAACATCTCTGTGACCGGTAGCGATAATTCAAATCTTATTCAGGCGATCGGGGACTGGTGGGCGCGTGAAGCGACGATCACTCTGATCAGTGCCAGCGCAAGCGACACCGAGTTCTTCGGCGGTTACGACGGTATTGAATTCGGAACAGTTATCTTCAGCAACGCCGGGGTCGGTAAGACGTTCGCGATTAGGCAGAGCGTCAACTTCGAGACTCTTGAAGTGAAGCCAGGGGTGACGCTTAAGTTCAATACCGACGACATGGCACCACCGTTCCACGAGCTAGGAACGTTCATTGCAAACGGCACCAATGCTCAGCCTGTGACCCTTCGGGGGACAACGCTCGGTAAGCAGTTTATCCTCAGCAAGCCAAGCGGCACGGTCAACGCCACTTATATCGACCTCAAAGACTCCATCGCTACAGGCGGTGCCACTTGGAATGCTGTCGGTGGGACGAATAGCGGCAACAACAGTGGCTGGAACTTCCTACCGCCGCCAATCCCGACCTGGGGCTTCGTTGACTCAACAGCATCTGCATTCCAGCCAACGCTGACGCCTGGCGTGGCGACGATGTCACCGACCTTCGTCAGCAGTAGTGCTGCAGTTTATAGCCCTTCTAACACGATGTTCACGAGCCAAGGCAGCCTTGTGGACTCGACGGCAGATGTCTTTGCTCCGGTCCTGACGCAGCTTCCTCCACCACCTCCACCTCCTACGGACTGGGAAGCTATCGGCAAGGAAGACGAAAAGGTCTACGTATATAAGGTCTACAAATCAGACGGCACGTTCATCGGCATCTGGAATGACGTGCGCGATCCGCTGATGTTTACCCGCAAGATCAACACGCCAGGAACTACGACGACGGTGATCTTGGCCCGCTCTCCGAACACCGTCAAGGAAGTCCGGGCCAGCATGACGACCGAAGCCGGCGAGCCGATCACCACGGAGGATGGTGAGCGACTGACCGTCACCTATGAAACGAACAACTCAGTTGGTGAGGGTACGGATGTTGACATCAATTACAAGGTGGACGTTTATGTGCATTACGGCGACTTCAACAGGCTAGTTACTGAGGCGGGAGGGCCGCTGACGACCGAAGATGGCGAGTATCTGCTTGTTGCTTCAGGAGCACCAAGCGGCGTGCGGGTGTTCAGTGGCACCATTCTTGACTACAAATCCACTTACGACGATCAAACAGGCGTGACTGTCACGCTGGCTTCTCACGGGCTGGGTCTATCTCACGAGTTGGTCCGAAGTGGAGAGACAACGACGGTTAGCTACTCGTCTCAAGCTCTTCAAACGACGCTGAAGAGCATCTTGGATACGAACCCACAGGTGATGTCCTACAGCACTGACTCCATTGCGGTTCCAGGTGTTTCCTCCGCTTTCAAGTTTGAGCTCACTACGAAGCTCGAAGCAATCGAGCGCATTCATGAACAGACACCTGATGGTTGGTACTGGTCTGGGGACGTCGCGGACAACTACGTCTACATGCAGCCGACAGCCTCTACACCTCATCACGTGTTCAAGAAGGGGTATCACGTAAAGAGCCTCGATCTCACTCGCTCCAAGGAACAGCTGATCAACAGGGTCTACTTCATCGGTGGGGAAGTAGGCGGTGTGCCGGTGTTCAAGAAGTACGAGGACGCGGCGAGCATCGCGCAGTGGGGAGTTGGCCTACACCGGATTGTTGATCGCCGCTTCACAGATGCTGCGGCGATGGAGCGTAAGGCGATGAAACTTATCAATCGGTTCAAGAGCCCGATTTACACAACACCAATAACAATCAGCTCCGCTCGTTATGACTTGGAATCAATCAAGGAAGGTCAAGTCATTGGGTTCTCGAACTACGACAACTTTGTGGACGACCTGTTGCTACAGATTGTCAGCCTCTCTTACGAGCCCACAGCTGTCATTATGCAAGTCGGCGATGTTCTCCAGACCCAGCACGAAAGGATTGAGGAGATTGGCGAAGAGTTGCAAGGTGAGCAATATCAAAACCTTCCAACTGCACCCGTTTGATGTTAAATTTAGGAGTATAAAGGATTAGAAATGTATGGCCGATAAGAAGATAAGTGATTTAGGTGCCTTAACCACAGCCGATGCCACCGATGTAGTCCCTCTCGTGGACGTATCAGCGGGTGTGACGAAAAAGACGACTGTGGCTGGTCTCGCCGCTGCAGTGGCAGCAAACATCCCAGATGGCGCGCTTCCCTACGCGAAGGGAGACGGCAAGATCTGGTGGGAGGAACTTGGGCGAAGAACCCTCAGCACTTCCGCAAGTTCCCTAAGCATCACGGGATTGGCATCAAAGAAATATCTGAAGGTTCTATTTGTTGCTATTCCTACGACGACCATTGCATCGATGGCCTTGCAATTCAACGGTGACGCGACTTCGAACTATAACTATCGTTTGTCAACGAATGGCTCTGCGGACACCAATGGCGCCTTCGCAGGAATCCCCGTTGATCCTGGTAGCACTCCTGGTACTGGAAGCGTGGTGTTCGGTGAGTTGACCGGCATTGACTTCGTGGGGCAGGAGAAGGCTTTCATTGGACATGTGCTGGACACATTTGCAACTGGCGCGAATGACCCCCGTCGACGCGAACTCCAAGGGAAGTGGCGAAACACGGCGCGCATCACGAGCGTCCAGCTAGCTCTATCTGCAGCCTGCGCAGCCGGTTCCGAATTGATAGTCCTGGGGCACGATTGATGTCTCAAAAGACCAAAACAATCATCAAGGAGACGGAAGAGGTGAGCGATCGCGACAATCAACCAGTCCTCGCTTACCGGGTGGGACAACTAGAACTGGCTGTGAAGGACGTGAGTCTTGCACAGCGTGAGGGCACGGAGAAACTTTCAACCAAGATGGACGAGTATGCCCACAACTTCGCGAGCAAGACGGATCTCGTTGACGCCAAAAGCTCTCTTGACAGGCGCATCACGAAGGTCGAGAGCTGGATGACCTGGATTGGCCGAACGGTCATTGGGACAGTTGTCCTCGCGGTCCTCGGTCTCGTGCTCTATACAAAGGGAGGCATCTGATGGCTGTGAACCAAAACGCTGATGACTATGCCAATGCTCGACTGGGCATCTATTTCCCTGGGCATCCAGCGACTCTCACTGGTCAATGCGTGTCACTTATCAAGTGGTACCTGGGTGAGATGTGCGGCGTAGCAGAGTGGCAAGCTGCTCGGGGACATGCAAAGGACTTTGGTGACACTCTCGTTTCGCAAGGCTTGGCCACAGTAGTCTCCGCTGGAAGCCGTAAGCGCGGCGATTTAGTTGTTTGGAAACAGGACGGAGGTGGCTACGGCCACATCGGAGTTTTGTGTAGCAACGACAACGTATTCGAAGAAAACGTTGGGCTGGCTGGCAGCAAGTCCGCTGTCTATGGCGGGAACACTGTGTACGCATCTCGAATCGATCCACTCAACGCGGTATGGCGCAAGGGGCCGCCGACGTTCTACCGCGTCAAGACGTACGTCGAAAGCATTCAACAACCACAGGGAGGTGACATGGTTACAAATCGAGACCAACTCAACAAACTCTATGAAGCAGTTCTGAGGCGTCCACGCGGCGCGGGTGAAGGTGAAGATGTCTATCTGGGCAAGGACTCAGGCTTCGTATTCAACGATCTCTACGCGTCGCGTGAGCGCAGCACCCGAGTGCAAGCTGAAGCCAATGAGAAGGCGTCATTAATTACTCAGCGGGACCAGGCGAAAGCCAAGTCAATCGAACTCGTGTCTAGTGTCTCCACTCTGACTAGCGAGCTGGCGGAGGCGAAGGGCCAGATCGTAAAGCTGAAGGCGACCCAAGGTGGCGGCCTTGACCAGCAGACGAAGGATGACATCGCTGCGACCAAAGCGAATACCAGCTGGATCGCAGAAGCAATCAAATCAATCTTCAATAGGAAATAAGGAGGCATATGGCAACATCAAAATCAGCATGGCATGAGTTCGTAAGGTCACTGCTTAGTCGCAAGTTCCTGATCGCGATAGTCGGAGCGGCTGTCGTGTTCGGCAACTACATGTGGAACTGGGGACTAACCGAAGCGCAAGTATGGTCAGTACTGGCACCGCTTCTCACGTACATGGGCGTCGAAGGCTTCGCAGACATCAAGTCGCGCTAATACATACCATATTTACCTGCTAGGAAGCTCTCAGAAGCTTTGCGGCCCAAAAGACACCAAATAGTTCACCTAAAGGCCTTCACGTTGCTGGAGGCCTTTTGAGGGCGTAGTCTTTTGCTATGGCAAAAGAAACTAAGATCATTATCCGGGATGACCTCGACGGAACTGAAGGCGCATCCTCTTATACATTCGCCTGGGGCAAAGACCAGTACGAGATTGATCTCAGCGATGCCAACGCCAAAGAGTTCGAAGATGTACTGAGCAAGTACATCGATGCTGCTGCGAAAGTAACGGCTCGCCTTCCGCGCGAGGCTGGTAGCCGCTCAGCTTCTTCCGGTCCCAGCAAGGAAGAGCTAAAGAAGATGCGCATCTGGGCGAGAGAGAATGGCATGAACGTGAGTGGCCGGGGCCGGGTCTCTCAGAAAGTTCAAGACGCCTACAAAGCCGCCCACTAGGTTCCCAAACAGAAGCCCCGCGTCAATATGAGCGGGGCTTCTGTTGTGTTCAGTGGCAACTAAGAGATTTTGCGCCGGCCGATGTTTGGCCGTTCTTCAGGAGTGGCGCTGGGGCCAGTGCGCCGAGTGTCGATCTCTTGCTCGACCTCAGCTAGTGGGCGCCCGTACCTTGCGCGTGACTGCTGAATGACTTGTCGGATATTGCCAGTCTCGCGGAACGCCTCCTTAGTCCGCATCGTGAAGGCCTGCGAAACCCCGTCTGCTGTGGCTACGCGGGAGATGGTTTCTCTGTGCCGTAGGTTCTGGAGATCTTCGGCACGAACTTGTGGCCCGAACTCAGGCGACATGGCTTTGGCATCCTTGGCCGTCGTCTGAAAGACAATCTTGCTGCGGCAGTTCGCCAGCACGGCATCCTTCAGTTCTTTGTTAGTCAGCTGCGTTAGGTTCTGATGCGCGAGGACCATGCCGAGCCCGAAGGAACGACTTTGAGCCAACATATCGGCGGGATCAGTTGGAAGAGCAACGAAGTTCTGGAACTCGTCCATATAGAGCATGACCGGGGCAGTGTGTGGTGTCGTTCTTACTGCTCCCCATAGGGCGTTCATTATCAGCGTCCCCATGAGACTGGCCGCTTGCTGACCAATACGAACGCCGTTGAGGTTTACGAGAAGAATCTTGTTGTTACTGACTAGGTCGGGCATGGTGAACGTTGAATCCAGCTGTCCCAGGGAGTTTCGGATTTCTGATCGGGATACGAACGGCCAGATACGACGGAGCAGGACGCCAAGCTCCATGTCAGCTCGACTTTGCTGCTGGCCCTTCCTGGAGGTGCTTTCATTCAAGTACTCCTGCCAGAACTTCTTGATCTGTGTATCTTCAATGTTCCGGACCACCTTGCGTTGCCAAGCTTCTTCCTCTGGCGTTGGCTTGATCATGCTCGGCAGATCAACAAAGGTTCCTGAGCCTGCCAAGGCATGAAGACCGTGATACATGACCTGGGGTGCCGACAGACTCTCAGGGAAGAGATTTGTGATCAGCCCGTTTAGTTCATCAATCGCTGCACGGCTTGAGCCCTGTCTGAGGACGTTGAAACCAATAGGGAAGTCTGTGTCATCGAGATCCCAGACGATAACGTCATTCATGCGGTGTGCCGGTACTCTCTCTAGGACACGTTGGTAGAGATCGCCCTTCGGATCGATCAGTACGAGACCAGATCCGTCGTTCATGTCCTGAACCGCCATATTGGTAGACAGCCACGTTTTGCCACTCTTCGTCGGTCCCATGATGTGCACGTGCTGGAGGCGGCTTTCACGATCAATGGCGATGTCCCGATTGCTGCCTGGAACGGTTGAAGTACCAATGACGGTGCCTTCACGGGGCACAACGTTAGTAACGTGCATGTGCCGCGTGCGAGATTGCGGCAAGCCGGCGATGTATGGCGAACCAACTGGCCACGAGATGAAGGACGTGGCTTCCGGCAGATTGAGCTGAGCCGGAAAGAGCATCGGCGTGGTCGCGTTGCCAATGGTGTGGGCAAGCTTTTCAGGGTTGATTTGTTTCTGCGTGAGCCAGTTTCGCCCGACTTTGGCTTCAGCGAACGCGTGCATGACCTCCCCGGCAATCTTGTTTGCGCGGATCTCGTGAGGGGCAGCTACAGCTATGCGTCCCACCGCCAGCATGTTCGGCGTCTCAAGTTTGCGCCGTCGGTCATCGATCTCGTCGCTGCCAGCCGGAGCGCCAGGATTTAGTAGAGCCCGCAGAATCGACCAGTCGTTAGAAGCTGGCTTGTTCTCCCGCTGAGGTGGTGCTTCAAACGGTGCGGGGGAGAGTACCCACTGAATGACGACGGCTTCGTTTTCTCGGAGGCTCTGAATACTCGTCAGGACGCTGGCTGAAAAGTCGGTTGTACTAGCGACGCGGAGCGTGCGAGATGGTTGCTTCATGCCTAGCTCGACGCCCACGGTCCACTTAACTCCGTAGCCTTTGTCATCCACGCTGACGTTAACACCAGGAACAAGGGATTCAAGGTGGCTGACGACGTAGTGTGCATCCTTTGAAGGAACTCGCAGGCGATGAGTGATGCCCTGATCATTAGCGAAGGTCTCAAAGACGATTGATGGAACACCGAAGATGCGAGACAGTCCGACATGCATGTTGCCGCTGATAGAGCTGAGCCAAGCTAGGACTCGCTTCTCATCCAGGTCGCCGGGGAAGGTCAGTAGATAGGATCGTCGATCGTTGTCGTAGACCGACTGCGTAAGCGGCGTCATTTCAATACCACCAATCTGATTTGGTTTGAAAGTGGGTATAGAAAAGGCCGCATCATGTCCTATTTACTGTGACACAATGCGGCCTTTTCCGGCTAGAAGATTTTCTTTTTGGAAAATATCATCCTCACAAGCAGGTAAAGGATTACGAAGAATCCGACGGTTGAAAATAGCGGTGCGACAAGTTGGTAGATCATGCCCATTATTGATGCGATCGCATCGACTACGCTGTTGTTGACCTCATCAGACGTCATGGTCCGTGCCTCCTATACTTCGAGACCGTGGCGTCAATCTCAGCCTTGGCCAATCTAAAATGTTGATCGATTGCTTTCTTCTTGATCCGTATCGGGTCTTGCAAATATGCTGCACACCAAAGAATTGAAGGTGCGACTACGAAGGCCATGAACGCGCCGAACAGTGGTGTGGCCAACAGTGACATCAGAAGCCCCAGACGTTGCTGTCATCCTTCTTGCCATTGGTGAGGCCGCTGACGTACGCGATCTCAACCTTGGTGAGTAGGTGAGTAAGAACTTCGTCTCCGTTCGCCCTACCTTGCAGGTAGTAGTGGAGATCAACCACTTGATCGCCGACATGCTTGGCGAGTTGTGCCTGGCCGGAAGCCACGAAGGCTTGAAGTTGCAACTCATCTCGGTAAGCCTGTGCTTTTTTGATCGCGGGTGAGCGACGACCTATGCGTCGACCATTGTTACCCGGGTCCATCATCATCATTTCCAGTTCGCTAGACATGGCTGCCTAACCTCTTCTCTGTCTCGCTGTTCAGTTACCAAACCAACGGCTGCTGGTAGAATGACGGTATCTGACTACTCATCAAGTAGTCAATATATGAGTACCTATTATTTGGAGAGTCATGTCAGACCTGACCGCAGAGGAAGAACGCGATCTCATCGAGCGCACCGCTTCCTTCTTGAAGAAGCTCGCTTTGGGGGAAGGCCTCACAGTCCAGAATGTGATGCGCGTTGGAACGGGAGATCAAGCTGGTCTGTTTGAGGACGAAACACCTGAAACGATCGTTGACGTAATTACGGGGGTCTCCTTCGAGGCGCTGGACACACCCGCTATCCGGGCGATACGCAACGCGCTAGGAGTAGCTTCTAGCGAGCAAGAAACGACATTGACCGAACGCCGGGATAGGTACAAGCAGGCAGCGAACATCTCTCTGAGCACTGTGATTCGCCATGAGCAGCAGGGCGCCGAGGATTTAGCTGGCTACATGGTGCGCCGCATGATCAATAATCAGAACTCGGAAGAGACCCCCCTGGCAAAGCTGGAGCAGAGAGTTAGCGAGCTGGAAATGATGCTGTCGATTCTTCTGCTGCCACCTGGCCAGTTGCCAGAGGACTTCCGTCGAGATGTCATGAGCGCTTCCATGGGCATCATGGGGCAGTACGTAGTGAGAGTCAGTGCTGCTCTCGATTCGTACAAGCAGAGATTTCCCGAAGAGTTCAAATCTTCCAGCGAATCTCAACCCGATCAGGATTGAAGATGAAGCCACGGAACTTAGCCTTACCATCGCCGGGCTTCTTGGGGTGGATATAGACGCCTTCGATCAACGTATCGAGTAGTTGGCGTTTCCAAACGAGATCAGCCTGATCCCATGTCTCGCGGAGCGTCTTACCGCTCGGGACGTTAGCGGTGATGCGCTTGCTGGACGTGCGCTCGATCTCGCGAGTCAAAGTGTCCAAGCGGGATTGCGCCGATGCCTTGGCGACTTTGTATTCATCGTGGGTCAGCTCGTTGGTGGAGTAGAGACTCAAGATTTCTTCGAGGCGTTGCCGCTGCGTCTCGTGTTCTCGCATCAGCCGCTTCAATTCAGGTGTCGCTGCGTCGGCGGACAGCAGACCACTTACCTCAGGGGTATCAAGTCGGTACATGATGCAGTCAATAACCAGGAGCTCAACTGGGTCTTTCTTGCGCTTGACCTTGCCGCATCCAACTTCCTGCCCGCGGTGATCGTTCTTGCGGCAGCTAAAGGCAGGGGAGTAGCTGCCGTCTCTCTGCTGTGCATTGATGATCCTCATTCTGGTGCCGCAAAGGCCGCAGTGAACAAAGCCAGTTAGCAGGTGCTTCCGGGCATATGACCGCTTACCGTAAAGCACCTGACCACGTTTGATGGCAAGCTGAAGATCCTCATACTTATCCCTGCTCAGAAGAGGCTCCCAGGCTGCCTCGTACTCAACGCCGTTGTGGTCACGGATGCCATAGTGACGCTTCAGCTTCGCGACGTTGGCGACGTTGATGGCTGACCACATCTTGCCCTTGGCGGTAGGAATAGACCGGCTGTTCAGATCGACAGCGATCCTGTTCCAAGAGTCCCCGGCAATAAAGCGATCCACGATTTCGCGGACAACTGCCGCCTCAGCCTCTCGGAGTGACATGCCGTCTTGATTCCAGCCGTAGGCGCGGTTGCCACCACTCGTTTTGCCTGCCCGAGCTGCTTGGAGCTTTGACGCTTTTACTCGATCGGTTGAGGTCTCGACTTCATATGCGGCCCAAGCAGCAAGGGTCTTAGCAACCGCGCGTCCAGATGGAGTGGCGAGATCAAAAGTGCCGGCCTTGACTGTATGAGTGGCCACGCCTAGCGGCTGGCAAAGATCGATGTACTTCTCAAGGTCAATCGTTCGGCGTAGTAGTCGGTCCTGGTGCCAGACGGCGACGGCGTCGATGTCGCCAGCTTTCACTGAATGGAGAAGTGACTCGTATCCAGGACGATGCTTACCGGAGTATGCGCTGATGTCGTTGTCTGAGTATGCAGCCACCACCACGCCGCCGAGCTGGGCCACCAAAGCCTCGCAGTCTTCTTGCTGCCGTTCCACACCAAGACCAGCACCGACGCGGTCGCGGCTTATGCGTGTGTAGATGGCGAATCGAGGTTGCTGCATATATTCAGTTCCGCGCAT